TGGACGTAGATCCCGAAAATCTACATCAAGGTGCATTTGAGCTAGACTGGAATGATAAGTTTGTGGCCAATCTTGTTCGTGCGGGTTACCAAATGAAACCCGATGATAAAGATAGTGACATAGTAGATCGTTGGTTTCAAGCAGTTTGCCGTAATGTAGTACTAGAGACATGGGAACAAGAACAGGCCATGAATCCTGGTAGGATCATACGCACAAAAGACATTGGTGACGGAAGATCAGAGGTTAGTTAATGATTAATTCAAAACGAGTAGGTTTTACCGCATCCACATTTGATCTGTTGCATGCAGGACATGTGGCCATGCTGAGAGAAGCCAAAGAGCATTGTGAGTTTCTTATATGTGCATTACAAAATGATCCTACTACAGATCGTCCAAATAAAAATCGTCCTGTACAAAGCATTGTAGAACGTCAATTGCAGTTGATTGGATGCAAGTATGTGGATGAAGTTTGGGTGTACAACACTGAAAAAGACCTAGAAGATTTGCTTTTAGTGCTACCCATCGATGTGCGTATTTTAGGAGTTGAATACGAAGGCAAAGAATTCACTGGTCGAGAAATTTGTCACAAACGTGGCATAGAATTATATTTCAATGGTCGAGATCATAGTTTCAGTTCCAGCGAACTTAGGCAACGAGTATTTTGTGCCGAAGGATCCAAACAGCAATTAGAAAAAGACGGTTATTTTGGCCAGATACCCAACGATACTGGTGGCCCAAGTACCAAATGATATTGTATGCAAACGGCGACAGTCATACATACGGTTTCTCAGTAAATCCAGGTAGTCTTAATTTTGTTAATATACTTGCCAAACAGATCAATTATAAAGAAGTTAATCATGCCACACCAGGCGCAAGCAACGATAAAATTTTAAGAACAACGTTGGATTGGTTAGACCATAATACTCCAGATTTTTTACTGATTGGATGGGCTAGCTGGGAAAGAGAAGAATGGTTAATCGACAACAAATACTATCAGGTCAGTGCGTCTGGAACTAATACAGTACCTGGCGAATATAAACAAAAATATAAAGAGTGGGTACTCAAACAAGACTCTGACATGTGCGATATTAAATCTCGAGCTGTACACGAAAGAATTTATCAATTACATCAAGATCTTTGTGTTAAAAAAATACCTCATTTATTTTTTAATGCATTTGAAAATTTCATTGGCATAAGAGAGCAGATCAAAGATTGGAATAATTGTTTTATAGAACCATATACTTTGAAATTTGGTTACTACTATTATTTAAAGAATAATGGTTTCAAAACAGTTGATAACAATTACCATTATGGTGATGATGGACATCAAGCCTGGGCAGATTTTTTAATTGCATACATAAAAGAAAATAAATTATTATGATACTGTACGTTAACGGTGATAGTCATACTGCCGCAGCCGAGGCAGTAAACCCTTATGCGTTTGCCGAAGACGACGATCAATATTTTTACATGGGTCGTGTGGCGCATCCTGATAATTTAGCAGTCAGTTGGGGCAAGTTATTAAGTTTATCATTGCGTACCGGATTTCATTGTGCCGCTGAAAGTGCAAGCAGCAATTCCAGAATCATGCGAACCACACGTGAATGGTTAGCCGATCGCACAAGTAATAATGATGTGTTGGTAGTTATACAATGGTCAACTTGGGAGCGAGAAGAATGGTTGATCGATGGCACATATTATCAGATCAATGCCTCTGGCATTGATCATGTTCCGTCAACCCATCAAAAACAATACAAGGAATACATAGCTAATGTTAACTGGCAACAACGAACAGAATCTGCACACAAAGAAATCTGGGAATTTCACAAAGAATTGCAGGCACAAAACATTCGTCATGTTTTCTTTAATGGCAATAATGATTTTTGTAAAATTTCGGATCAGCGTGTGTGGGATCAGTGCTACATTGCACCCTACGATCCTGCGATGACATTTGATTATATTATCCGAAAACAAGGAATTGACACAGTTGCACCCAATTCTTGGCATTTTGGACGAGAAGGTCATAGCTTTTTCCACCGTTTTATGTTAAAATACGTTATTGTCAATAACTTCATTTAAGGTGTTTTATGCGATATGTGCTGATTGATACAGCCAATATGTTTTTTCGTGCAAGACACGGTGCTCATCGTGCCAGTGATCCGTGGGAAAAACTAGGATTTGCTTTGCATGTTACCTTGATGGCCGCCAACAAAGTAGCCCGTAGATTTGAAGCAGATCATGTGGTTTTCGCACTAGAAGGTCGTAGCTGGCGCAAAGATGTCTACAAACCCTACAAAGCAAATCGTGCAGTAGCCAGAGCTGCATTGACCGAAGCAGAACAAGAAGAAGATAAAATGTTCTGGGAGGGCTATGATGAATTGACTAAATACTTGTCTACACGAACCAACTGTAGCGTTATTCGTCATGCCACAGCAGAAGCAGATGATATCATCGCTCGTTGGATTGCATTACACCCCCAAGACGACCACATTATTATATCAAGTGACACAGATTTTGTCCAGTTATTGGCCGCCAATGTAAAACAGTACAATGGCATAACTGACGAATTGTTGACTTTAGAAGGAATATTTGATGCCAAAGGTAAGCCTGTCATTGATAAGAAAACTAAACAAGCAAAAACCTGTCCGGATCCAGCGTGGTTGTTATTTGAGAAGTGTATGCGTGGAGATAGCTCAGACAATGTATTCAGTGCGTATCCTGGAGTACGTGAGAAAGGCACAAAGAATAAAGTTGGTCTCCGTGAAGCCTTTGGAGATAGAGACCGGCAAGGATATGCGTGGAACAATCTCATGCTGCAAAGATGGGTAGATCACAACGATGAAGAACATCGTGTGTTAGACGATTATGAACGTAATCGTGTCTTGATTGATTTGACTGCACAACCTACAGAAATCAAACAACAAGTTGATGCTGTCATCTGCGAACAAATATCACATCGAGACGTAGGACAAGTCGGTGTCAGATTTATGCAATTTTGTGGCAAGTATGAATTGAACAAATGCAGTGATGCAGCTGATCAATTTGGTCGTTGGATGAATGAAACTTACAAAGGAGTACTTGAAAATGTTAGTAGCGAAACCAGTCATTGACAATGAATTTTGGATCTTGCAACAAGACGATCGCAAGGTGGGAAATGTTGAGGCCTGCGCCGACGGGTATCAAGTGAGATTCAACAATCAAATTGCACAGTACAAAACTATCAGCCTGGTCGAAGAGCGATTCAAAATCCGATTCGAACGCGCCACACCAACATCAACAAAACCAGATGTTAGTTTGGTTCACGGGTATCCTGCGCAAGGCCGAGTACATAATCCTGTGTGGGATGTTCGCCACAGACTACCAATTTATACCAAAAACAACAAAAGTAAATCATGGTTTGCCGCTGGATGGTATTCAGTGAAAAAAGGTCGCGCATGGAAAACTGTGCAAGATCCTAAACTAATTGTACTAGAACGATATCCTTATCGTGGCCCATTTTATACCAAGGACTTAGCCAATGACCAATCTATTTAGGGATCAAGAAAAATTTATGCGGGCCTGTGAACAGACCGTCGACGAGCACAATTTAGATCAGTTTATGATGTATGTTAAATTGATCACCGAAGAAGTAACCGAACTCGGCGAAGCCTTGGCCAATGCCGACGACGTTGAAGTACTAGATGCCTTGATTGATATATTAGTTGTAACGATCGGAGCAGTACATTCGATGGGTGCCGATGGCGAAGGAGCCTGGAAAGAAGTCATGGGCACCAACTTTGCCAAGATTGATAGGGTAACTGGTAAAGTACGCAAGCGTGAAGACGGCAAAGTACTCAAGCCAGTGGGATGGACACCTCCTGAACTAAAACAGTTTTTACGATGATACACATACAACGATTTGTCGAAAGACTACAGGGATTTGACGCCAAAGGCTCGCAAAATTTTATGATGACCATGAAGGATGCCAAAGATTTGCATGCTGATATAACGAAATTGTTGCTGGCCTTGCAAAATAATCAAACAATTTCTCCAAATGAAGTTGTTGAAGTACAGATCACTGGTGGAAAATTCTAAAACTGCATATATTTAGAGATAAATAAATGTAGGAGTTTAATGATGAGCAGACCCAAGCCCAGTGTTATTATAGAGCAAACAAACCGGAACACTTATAAAAGTGAGCAGGTGTTGGCCAGCGAGGGTGTATGGGCTGTGTTTTATGATACCCGACCAATCAATCTCAAAACTTCCAACCTCTTGGTACAATATCCTGGACCTAAGTATAAAAAAGTAAGTTTCTCCAATCCAGGACACGCAAAAAATCTTGCTAAAAAACTCAACACACAATTTAAGACTGACAAGTTCACAGTGGTGCTGTTGAAAGAAGGCCTTCAGGTATATCCTTGATGTGCGTGACAAAAAGCTACTGACTCAAACACTGGTGGCTGAGCTGCCTGAACATCTTGGCGTAACTGTGGAAGATGCCTATGCCACATGGTGGGCCAATCTACGTTCAGGCGGTGGACTTAGATTGACCGATCGTGGCTACGAAATATTTTGCGAGCACTTGGATCTTGAACATCATCACTACTCACTGGAACCGTTTCGCATCACAATGACTCATGTGTTGGCCTTGGATCGCAAATTGCAGATGCCCTACTATATTGTGAGTAAGAAAAAGATACCAGTGGATCTTGTGATGTTTGGCAGTCGGGAAGCCATGCTGGTGAATCTATACGGCGATTTGGATAAGTTTTTACGCAATTACAATTGATTTAAAATTATTTTTAATATATAATATATTATGAGCAAGATATCCAAAAGTCCTCAACGTAATACCTTCCAAAAAGAAGGTTATATCAAACGTTGTGAAAAAGAAGGTAAAAAACCCAACGAAGCTTATTTGGATTTATTTAAAACTATGAAACAACAAGATGAAGAAAATCTTGTGAATCCAGAGTGGCAAAAAGATAATCTAGAGTATGACCTCCGTAGCACTGAATGGATTTGTGACAAAGTCAAAGCGTCAGACATCTATGCACAAAATTTGTATGCGGCCATGTGTAACATGCAGTTCCAACAACAGCAAGTCTGGCCCGTGCTCAAAGATC